GGTGCTCTTGATAATCTATAAATTACAAGACTATCCTCAATCATTCTTAATTGATTAAGTGCCTTGATTGCTTTATTGAGATATGAAAGAACTGTTCCTTTATTTCTATCAATTAACCCAGATGTGCAATAGGTAATTGCATCCTTTGCAATTTTAACTCCTTTACTTCCACCACCACCAGTTATTGCATTTGATGGATACGCAGGTGCGGGAGTATAAAGATAATACTCTTCAAGTTCTGGAGTTATTGAAGATGCAGGATTGTCCCTATTACTAGCAACATTGATATATTGATCCCTATTCTTTTTCTTTTCCTGTCTAATAAATCTTATTTTTAATGAATCAATATACCTTAAATCTTTAATACCCTCTTCAGGATGCTTTTGATCAATAACTTTTAGATATGCTAATTTACCATCAATATACCAATTCTTAAATATCTCATGTGCCTTTCTATCAAAATCTAATATCTCTTTGATAGTTTTAAATTCATCTCTAATAATTTTCTTTAATTTATCACTTGCATTCAAGTTTGTTAATTCTATTTCAACTGGTGAGTCATACAAATCACTAACAATTGCTTCATTAACAACATCTTCAATGGCACCATCACACTCAGGGTGTAGTGCCATCTCACGATATCTTCTAATTAAATCAAATTCGTTTTTATATACTCCTTCGATATCTACGTATTGTCCGTAAAACCCACTAGAAATATAAAAGTCTGACCCGTCCTCATTAGTTTGAGGTACGGGTGAGACTATAGATTTTGATTGTTTTTCCTTATCCTCAACGGAGAATCCAAAGAGTCGTGCCATCGTATAATTGCTTTATCTTACTATTATAGCACTATTTAGCTGATATTTTCACCACCAGCATTTGCACCGCTACCTTTGAATGCTTCCCACCAGTGAACTTGGAATTCTACTGTAAATTCTTCAATAGTATCAGTGGTCTCATAACTTAGGTCTATTGTTGAAATATTAGTTGGGTAAATGTCCCAGAACTTATAAGATCTGAGAACAGATCCATCTCTATCTAATTGATGAACCTGAGCATCTTTCTGGTATGTCTCTGGATTTGTAAGACCAGTGGCATCATCCAATTTGTTGATTGCATTCATCCACTTTTCAAAAGCAGAACGAATTGCAAAGTCAGTATCGTTGATAACAGTGACTGTCCAAGTTTCGAAAGTTCTGTCACCAGCAACTTTCAAAATACGACCCCTGAATGGGATATCTACTGGAGCAATGGTTGATGTTGGAAGAGCAGCAGCTTTTACAAGAAATCTTGACTTCTGTAAAACATCATTTGCTATGGATACAGCATCTGGGAATGCTAGCTCAACCTCAAAGAGATTCGGTCTAGCACCACCACCAGATAGTCTGCTTTTAAAATCACTAATTTTCCTTAGTGGAATAGTGTTTTGTTGTTGACGTGAAGGCATTTTTTAAACCTCTAATTTAATTAAACGGAACCGATTACTTCTTCAAATGAAACGCCAGTTCTAGTGGCAACGAATGTTAGACCAATGAAGTTAATTGACCTTGCAGGTTTGATGTATATGTCTGCAATAAATTCATTTGCATCAATAATTGCAGCAGTGTTATTTGTTTCGTCACAGATTACAACATAATCTTGAATTCCTCTCTTAGCCTGCACGTCACGGAGGAATGGTTCAACGATATTGACGAAGTTCGACCTTGTAATTTCATCGTTGAATTCGAATAATAAATCTTTTGCAGCAGCAGAAATAGCATCTTCAAGGTAGATGAATAATCTACGAACATTAATTCTATCAAATGCAGATCTCTTAGCAAATCCAGTCTTATCACCGAATAGAACAATTCCTGATCCAGGTGAGAAGATTACAGGGTTTACTCTATTTGAATAAAGTGAATCTCTCTGTAATTTGGTTGGATTGTATGGAAGTTTTACTGCATTAAGAATAGCACCTCTATCTGTTCCTGCTGGTGAGAACCATGGGAAATCATTGATATCGGTTCTTGCACAAGTTCCTGCAATATCACCATTTAATGGAACATAACGGAACTTATCGTTAAATCTATCATACATGTACTTGTATCCACTATCGAATACAGCATATGATGAAGATGATATTGTGCTATAGTAATCAACTACATTTTGAGTAATTGTATCATCATCTTCAATTGTTGCTTTACCTTCATCTGTAGTATCTGATATCATTGATCCTCTATAAGGTGAAATAAATGCAACCGCATCCTTTCTTATATCAGCAACAGCAATTAACTTCTCTGCAAGTGCTCTGGTCTTATCTTCACCATATTTTCCAGAACCCATAAGTAAGAAGTCTACATCTACTGTAGTATCATTCTCAAACTTACCATAACCACCGATTAAATCATCTAGTCCAGAATCAAGTGCTCCAGCAGTAGTTAAATCTGCCTTTCCACCATAGTTTAATCCACCACTTAAGGTAAGATCCTGTTTTCCAGATACATTAAAGATTTTACCTTCTGTATTTTGATCCCATGTACCATCACCAAATGGAACATAATTCGAAGCTTCGAATCCAGATTTTGTTGTTCCGATAAGAGCACCTGTTCCACCAAAGATATAATCAGAATTGGTCTCTAAGTATGATCTCCAGTATGAAGGTGAACCTACAGAGAACTCAGAATCTTTTGCTTTTGAAAGATTTAAATGCTTTTCAAGAATTGTTCCTGCATTTCCAGTAACACTTCCCTTACCATCAATTACAACAACATGAACTTCATCAAATCTTGCACCTCTAGTAGAAGCAAAATCAGATGTTCCAGGTTTGTCGGCAACAGTATTCCAATTTATAGTAGTTAGAGTAGATGCTCCACCAACAGTATTAGTTCCTGTTGCTATAGTTTGTTGATCAAACCAATCAAGAGATTTAGTTGCAGTTTTTTCACTAATAGATCCATTATAAAATGCTGTTACACCTAACCATTCAGTACCAATTTTTAAAAGTCCACCTGTGTTAACTTTAGTAGTAGCATCAAGATTTGTAGTTAAACCAACTGATCCTGCACTATCATTTATAGTTGTAGTTACTGTTGCAACACCAACAAATTTTGTAAAGAACTTAACAGGAAGACCATCAACATGTTCAGCTGCAGTTGTACCTTCCGATGCTCTAGTTACACCAGTGATTTGACCTGTACCTATTGCTGCACCACTTAAAGATATAATTTCATTTCCAATATTACAGAAATGAGTTGAAGTACCAACTAAAGTTGACAATCCAAATGTATTAATACCAATCTCGGTACCTGCAGCCAATAAAGGTGCATCACCCACTTGATCAAGAGTTCCTGTTTTTGTATTAAAGTATGAAGCCACTAATGCATTTGAATTATGTGCTGCAGCACTACTACCAAGAGATCCTCTTGTAATATTTGCTGATGTTGTTCCTGCTCCACTATTTGGGAAAGTTACTGCACCTACACTAAACTTATATGTACTATTATAATCTTTAGGATACTCAGTGTTACCTGCAGATACATTACTTAAGAACTTAACATCAACTGTGTTATTATCATCATCAATACCAGTAATGATACCTTTATAGTATCCATCCATAAATTCAGTTTTACCAGCACCTAATTGTCTGATTACTGTGTTCTCAACTACTGCTTGAGTTACAGCAGCACCAACTGTCAAACCAGTTGTACTATCTAAAGTAATGATTTGATCTGCTTTACTATCAATTATAGCAACTCTAATATCATTTGACCATGTTCCTGGGTTCTTAGCAGCTACAGTAACACCAGTAATGGCATTATCAGCATAACCCAATTCATCATAATGCTCAACACTTTTAATCTTAACACTAGAAGCAGTACCTACAAAACCATTTCTAAGACCTTCACTAGCCTCTAATGGTTTATCATCTGCTCTAACAATACTTAATTGTCCACCATATGCAAGATATGATGATGCAACCATCCATGACTCATACTGCTTGTCCGTATCAAACGGTCTTCCAAATTTATTAACTAAATCGTTCTCACTGACAACTGTTGTAGGAACATCTACAGGACCTTTTTCGAAAGGTCCAACAAGACCTCCAATTTTGTCTGTAGTTGGATCGACACCACCAATGGTTAAATCGACTTCCCTTACCAGAATTCCAGGAGATGCTAAATTTAAAGGCATCTTGTTTTCCCCTCGCAATCCAAATTTATCTAAAAATATTTATGAAAACAGGGATTTTCGTTGGGGAAACATTGCATGAACATCACCAATCTGGATAACCCCAATCTTCGAATGGTTTACTTTTTTTTCTATTTTCTACAACTCTTCTTATAGTACATACTTTACATTCATAAGAATAAGAAGACATTAAATTTTTTCTATTTTTACGTGTAATATAAAAATCATCAATTAAATCTTTTGTTTCTCCACAAATCCTACACTTTCTTTCTGAAAATAATAGGTGACCTAATTTAACCTGTTCATCAATTTCCACTTACCTATAATCCCACATATAGGAACGATCACCATATTCATCAGTGTGCCAAGTATCACCATCTTTATCCTTAAAACTTTCCATACTATCAAATCCATCTGAAATAAATCCAAATGGTGCCATATCTTGCTCTATCTGATTTTTTTGTTCTTCATAAAGCCTCTTACGAATATCATTATCCGTCATTTCCTTGAAGTAATCTTGTGCAACTAACCATGCAAATATTACAAGACACATTGCTAAATCATCATTACATCCTTCCTCTGCTTCAAATGAATTACCTTTTTGTGCAAAAGTGGTTAATTCTGATATGATTTCATAATCACAAGATAATAATTTATCATCTTCAATTATTGCTTTAAGGTTACTACATCCTAATTTTTTAACTGCAGATGTCATTCGTACACCAAGTTGTGTTTTCTTTCCAGAAAATCCTTGTCCTACAACTTGACCATTTCTTCCTCTCATAGATGCCATAAGAAGATTTTCATATTCTAAATCATAATTTAAAATAGAAGCTACCTGATCTCCAATATCATTAACTTCTATTAATAAGAATGCTTCATTATATCCCCTTGCAACATCCCAAATAATATTGGGAAATAGCATAGGTTTAATTTCATTATTTCTATATTTTGCAACAACCTTGTATGGGAATTCTGTAGTATCAAAAACTATAAATGCGGAATAATCATTACCCAAACCTCTTGCTACATCAACAGTCATTACATAATTATGATCTTTTATTGGTTCTTCGTAAATATCAAGACCCGCATTTCTCTTTAATGGTTCCTCATATACAAGATTTTTAAGTTTTGCTGGATTAATTAAAGTATTAACAGAACCTAAAAACTCACACTCAAACTCAATTTTAAATTGTGCTTCTGATGTGTTAGCAATAGTTTGCTCTTTCCATACAGAGTCTCTACCAGGAACTTCACTCCAATGAACATCAGTAGGAACATATTCACTCTTACCTTTTTCACTATCGTGCCACATACGATAGAAATGATTCATACCCCGTGGGGTTGAAACAATAATTACTTTAGTACTTTGTCCAGACGTGAT